ATATCAAAAGAGTTTCAAGGTTTTCAAGAGGTAGCCGAGGCAATAATGAATATGTCGCAAGAAGAACTTGATATGTTAGATTGTGGATAAGATTGTTGATAAGTAAGCCATATTGTGCTAAATTATAAGTAGAAAATAGATTACAAACTTAATTAAAAAACTATGACTATAGCCATAAATCTACTCATCAGTGCTATGACATTACTAACAATGGTTCAGCAAAACCCTAACTTACCACAGTCCTTTAAAGACTCGGCAACAGGAATAGCTAACCAAGCAATAGTGGTAGCACAAGATGAGATAGCAAAAGCAAACCAAACAGCAACAACACCAGTAGTTATCAACACTATTGCACCTATTCAGACTATACAACAGCCTACATTTGGTGGTATAATTACACCAATGGATAAATCAGATATTGTTATTGATTCAACTAGATTTCTACAAACAAATGACCAACAAAGAAGCCCAAATGGTGAGTGGATTATTGTAGTTAGAGTACTAAATTCAAATGGTGATGATGAAAAAGACGCAATAGTTAAAATGGATGCCCCAGATGATGTGGTTAACATAAAAGAAAAGCATATAGACCAAATGTCATATGTCAGAGACGCAGAAGGGAATATTACACACACAAAGTACTCTACATTTTTTAACTTTGCACCTAACTCAACAGGAGATAGACCAATAACATTCACTTCTGGTAATCTCTCAAAAACAATTACAATTAACATAAAATAAAATGCCATTACCAAAGTCTACAAGGTTTGCAGTAAAGACTACAAAAACAGGTAAGAAGGTTCGTCTAGCTTTTACCCCATCAGGAAAAGTTATTGAAGCAAAAAATTTAAAAACAGGTAAAACACACACGCCTAAAGAGTTTGCTAAAGATAGAAAAAATAAAAAATAAATGAAGATACTTGTTGGTGTATCAGTTTCAGAGTATATAAAAAGTAGGACAGTCGCTACACTAATATCTTTGGCTAAAAAATACCCACATCTTGATTTTAGTATTAAACAAGGGTGTTTAGTTCATAAGAATAGGAATGATTTAGCTAAGGAAGCAATAAGTAGAGACTATACTCACTTATTCTTTATAGACGCTGATATGTGCTTTTCACCAATAGTGCTAGACAGATTACTCGAAAGAAACAAAGATATAATCGGGGCAAATTATTACAGAAGAAATCCAAACAAAGAAAGTGTTGTGGACTTCATAGAAGATGGAGAATTAACTAAATGCAATTCAATAGGTACAGGTTGTTCTTTGATTAAAACGGAAGTGTTCAAGAAAATGTCATACCCATACTTTGCTTTTCAAGATTCTGATTTAGAAGAAGAAGTTGGAGAGGATATTTATTTTTGTAAAAAGGCACAAAATTTAGGTTATGAAGTATGGGTAGATACAACTATGCAAATAGGGCACATAGGAGAATATATTTATGGAGATTAAAAATACAATTCCACCTAACTTTGATTTAATGGTTGCTAAATTTGGCAAGCCAGACGCTGTATTTGCCTATTATCCAAATATATACAACCCATCAGGTAAAGTAATGTTTGAAGATATTGTAGAACACGAAAAAGCTCATCTAGAAAGGCAAGAAAAAATAGGAGTAATAGAGTGGTATAACAAATACATAACAGACCAAGAGTTTAGATTAAATGAAGAAATTATTGCATACAGCAAACAGTACTATTTTCTTAAAAGTAAAATAAGAAACAGAGAACTAAAAGAAGCATTACAAGAAATGGCTCACGCTTTAGCTAATGATTACGGACTTGACATCACTTACCAAGAAGCAGAGAGTAGAATAAAAAAGTATGAAAACTAAAACATACACTAAAATAGACAAACCAAAAGAAGAAGTTTTTTTAAACTACACACAGCATAAGCCGTACTTTCATATAAAGTTTGAGAAGTATAATAGAATGCTCAATAGCACTTTTAAAGTAGGAAGAACAGAAGTAACAGGTAACGTCTATTACCCGCAATACGCAATACACTTATCTTGGTTTAAGTTTAACAAAACATTCTTTTTAAATGAAAATGAAATGTTAAATATTGGCGAAGTTGCAAAGAAGGTGGTATAATTAAGTCAATATGACAGCAGGAAGACCAACCGACTACTCAAAAGATATACTAGATAAGACTAAGGACTACATACAAAACTATAGAGAATATGGAGACACAATTCCTAGTGTAGCTAGTCTATCTAACTTTCTAAACATAGCTCGTTCTACAATATATGATTGGGCTAGTCAAGAAGACAAAAAAGAATTTTCGGACATTTTAGAAAAATTACTATCAGAACAAGAGAAGTCTTTACTTAACAATGGATTAAGTGGAAAATTCAACTCTACTATAACTAAACTGATACTAACTAAACACGGATATACAGATAAGTCAGACTTAACCACAGGTGGAGAAAAGATTAACTTATCATTTGATGATTCATTTACACGAGAAACAAAGACTAATAGCACAGAGTAATAAGAGATTTAAAGTTATTCGTGCAGGAAGAAAAGGAGGGAAGACTGCTTATGAAAGAGAGTCTATCTCCTATAAAGCCACAGCTAGTGTAGCTCGTATGCCATATTTAGCTAAAACAAAATTTGATACAGGAAGAAAAGTTATTTATATTGCACCTACACAGGAACAAGCCAGAAACATTATATGGGAAGCTTTAAAGAATAGATTTGCTGGTATAGGTAGGCACAATGAACAAAGACTTCAAATGAAAGTGCCTAATGAAGACGGAGACTATACAACTATTTACGTTGGGGGTTGGGAGAATAGGGAGAACTACAGAGGACTAACAGATGTTATACACATAACTTTTGATGAGACTGACACATTAAAAGATTTTTTTATAGCGTGGAAAGATATTTTTAGACCAATGTTTCTCGACACAGCAGGAACAGCAGACTTTATTGGAACACCAAAAAAAGAGAATCCTAATCTAAAAAGACTAGAGAAAGAAGCCGAAACTAATCCTGATTATGAATGTTTCCATTTTACTTCAAAGGACAACCCACACCTGCCAAAGTTAGAACTAATGGCTATGGAAGCAGAATATGCTAATGATAGAACATCATTCAGACAAGAAGTATTAGCAGAGCATATAGAAGATTCTGGTTCATTGTTTAAGTTATCTGCTCTAGTAGATATGTTTACTAATACTATCTCAAAGAAACCAGAGAAGTATCAGATTATAGACGTGGCGGATGACGGCTCAGATAAAACAACCTTTGGTATATGGGATGACCTAGAACTCTACAAGATAGAGAAGTTTGAGAGAATGAATACTGAGAACATTATAGACCACATAAGGGAAAACAACGCAGAGCATAAGATACCAATGTCTCAAAACGCTGTAGATGCTATTGGAGTTGGGGCAGGTGTAGCTTCTAACTCTAAACTAGATGGAATAGTAGGTTATAAATCTAGTTATGCCCCTATCAAGACAGACCAGAATCCTGTGCTAATACCGAATGTTCACTATCTAAAAGGTGTAAAGCTCACAAGTGATTACGCTAACCTACGTTCACAGTGTCTCTTCACCCTTGCAGAACTTGTGAACAACCATAATATTGCAGTTAAGACAGAAGATGTTAGAATAAAGGAAGCAATTATAGAGGAACTATCTCACTACCAAGACATTTCAAAAGGTGATGGTAAGAGACTAGCAACTCATAAAGAGGATATAAAGGCTATAATTGGTAGAAGCCCTGACCTATCTGACCTATTGATTATGAGAATGTACTTTGTGTTAAAGGAGAAAATGTCGCCCATAACTTCAGAACAACAAGTAATGATAGCTAACAGGTTAGCAGAACAATTTAATAGAAACATTAAAGGTAATTTAAATAGCGGTCGTTAAAAATATATGAAAAACACGCTTAAAAAAGCATTAGATGAACTTAATAAGGAAAATCCTCGAATAGATTATGTCAGAGGTATACTAGAAGTCTTAATTGATAATGATGTAGCACCTAGTTATGTTCCACCATTGAATATATCATCCATTAAACCAACAATAACTGCACCCATTGGTCCAAATATCACAGAATCCTTACCAGAAATAAAAGGTGAACCAGTTTTTAGAAGTAGGAAATAGCTTGACATTAAAAAATATGTTATAATTATACAAACAGTAATTTAATAATTTAATTTTTAACAAATGGATTCAACAAAATATACGAATGGTTCTACATCGCAGGCAATAAGAAGTGGAGCAGGAAAATTATATGGAATAGTTGTAAACTCTCATACATCTGGCACTTTAAAATTGTGGGATAACACAGCAGGTTCAGGTACAATTATATTAAATACAATTACTTTTGCTTCTGGTCCTCAGACTATATTGTTTCCAACACCTATAGAATTTTATACAGGTCTATTTGCAACAGTAGGAGGAACAATAGATTATACAATATTGTCAAAAACAAATAGCTAAAATTAAAGTTGGTGGGAACTTTAAAAAATGAGTGATATTTGCGAAATAGTAAGAAAAGCAGAAAATAATTATACTACTAATACTGTAAGACAAAGTAAGTATGTTAATTTTTCAATGTATGAAACCATTGAGACTATTAACGCTTATCTAAACTCAAAGCACACATCTGGTCTAACAGACGCTTTAGGCAGAGAAAAACCTTTCTTCAATATTGTAACCGCAGCCACAAACATCTGGTATAGAGCAACAGATATAGACCGAAAGAACATCAAGGTACTACCGAATAAGAGTAATGAAGTGGCTATTGCTTTTATAGCACAGATTTTACTTCAGCAATGGATGGATAAGAATAGATTTGGGGTATTCCTTAATCTTTGGGGCAGGGCTTTGGCTAGATATGGTTCAGCAGTAGTAAAGTTTGTAGAGCAAAATGGTGAACTAATACCAAGTGTTATCCCGTGGGATAGATTTATTGCAGACCCTATTGATTTTAATGCTATTCCACATATAGAAAAATTCTACCTGACACCAGAACAACTAAGACGACATCCTTTATATGACCAGAAAGTAGTAGACGCTATTATTGATTCAGAAGTTACTAGAAAGGACTTCCAAGGTCAGAACAGAGACAATTTTGATAACTTTATAGAAATATACGAAGTACATGGAGAACTAGAAGAATACTTACTGAGCGATAACCCAGAAGAAGAAAAGAATGATGATAAGAAATACGTACAACAAATGCACGTTGTTTGTTTTGTGGAAACTGGCGTTGTAAATGGAAAGAAAGAATATGCGGACTTTACTCTATACAAGGGTAGAGAAAAAAAAGACCCTTATATGATTACTCATCTTATCCCAGAAGACGGCAGAACACTCTCTATTGGTGCAGTTGAGTATTTGTTTGACGCACAATGGATGCAAAACCACTCAATAAAACAATGGAAAGACCAAGTTGACCTGGCTTCAAAGTTAATATTCCAAACAGCAGATACTAACTTTGTGGGTAGAAATGTCCTTACAGCTATAGAAAACGGAGACATTATGGTTCATGCACCTAATTCACCTCTTAATGTTGTAAATAATCAAGGACACGATATAACTTCTGTTCAATCTTTTATGAGTATGTGGAAGTTGGCGGGACAGGAGGTAACTAATACTCCAGATGTAACCAGAGGTATTACACAAGCTCAACCTATGACATATGGTCTAGGACAAATAATGAATGAGAACTCTAACTCATTGTTTGAGCTAATGACAGAGAATAAAGGTCTACACACAGAAGACATGCTCAGAGAGCACGTTCTGCCACATATAAAAACTAAGATGGATTCTTCAGAGGAAATTCTAGCTATCTTAGATGAACAAGGAATAGCAGAAATAGACGCTATGTATGTTCCTAATGAAGCTATACGAAGAACTAATAAGAAGAAGTTAGACATACTAGATAATTATAACTTTGACGGAACACTAGCAGATAAACTAGCCCAAGTTCCAAGCCTATCAGAAGCACAATCACAGGTTAAACAAGACCTATCAACTATGGGAAATAAGAGGTCATTTATTCCAAGTAAAGACAAGAATGTTAAATGGAAAGACATATTAAAGAACTTTGAATGGGATATTAGAGTTGAAGTAACTAACGAAAACAGAGATAAACAGGCAGTAATGCAAACACTGACTACCCTATTCCAAACTCTTGCTCAAACAGACCCACAATCAGCTAATATTGTTAAAAACAAAATACTCACTGAAACAGGTGTTGTATCTCCTCTTGAACTATCCACAAGTTCTCCCCCAAATGTTGGTGGTCAACAGGTCGGTAGTGGATTACAAGCATTAACAACAAAATAAAATGGCAAAGAAAAAGAAAGGAGGTAAAAAATGTTAACCAAATAAAAATATGAAAGGACAAGGAAGATACACAGCAGAAGAATTATCTCTAATTAGAGATGTATTCAAGTCAAATGAAAGATTGTTAAAGCTGGTTAGAAAGATATTTCTACCAGAGATAACACCTGAGAATCTAAAAGATATACAATCAGGTCATCTAATAGATATTTACTCTTCTATATCACCAGATAGAAGCCCTGAAGAGACAAAAATAGATGTTATAGCTAGAAATCTACTACTATCTCACTTAAATGTGCAGTTAAATAACCTAGAACTTCTAGCAAACACAGAAGAAAAGACACCAGAACAGCAAGCAGAGACAACAAAGAAGAACAGTGCAAAGTAAAAATTGTATTGACTTCAAAAAAATGTTATAATTAATCTTAATAGAGAAGGAAACTCATAAACCAAAATGGAAAATGAAAATCAGGACGTTCTAGAAGTCCAAGAAACACTAGAGGAAGTTCAACAGCCAGAAGTTGATGTAGAGGAACTTAGAAAGAAAGCAGAAGTTAGCTCACAGAATTATGAAAGAGCTAAAAAAGCAGAACAAAAAGCTAAGGAACTTGAATTGGAACTTGAAAAAGTAAAAGGTAATAATAAGGAAGTTTCATCTACGCTTCCTCAAAAAGACCTTATCTATATAGCGAAAGCAGATATAGATGAACAAGATATAGGCGACATAGTAGACTATGCTAACTTAAAGAAAATATCTGTTAAGGAGGCACATGAGTTCTACAAACCTATACTAAAGGAAAGAGCAGAGTTCAGGAAATCAGCTAGTGCAGCCCACACAGGAGGCTCTGGCAGAGTAAATAAAGTAAATCCTGAAAAAATCCTTGCAGACGCTTCAAGTGGTAAAATACCTGAAACAGACGCAGAGATAGAAGCTCTTGCCGAAGCTAGAATGGGTCAAAAATTGGCTAAATTAAAGTCATAACAAAAAATAAAGGTGGTTCGTTGGTGGATTACAAACATTATAATCCATTATTAAATGAACACTATAGGAACAAGTACAATAGGAACAAGTTGGAGAAGTAAATATTTCTCTACTAACCTACAAAAAGTTTTGAGAAATGCTCTAGTTGCAGAGAAAATCTGTAAGGTAGACTCATCAGACTCAAACTACATTTTCAACCCTTATTCAAACCAGCCAACAGCTACTATTCAGGCTAAATCAGGTACATACTCTGTATCAGCTTGGACAATAACTGACGATAACCTAACTGTAACAGACGAGGTTATCTATGGTGAGCATATTTTTGATTTTGAGCGAGTATCAAACAACTTTGATTTGATGGCAGCTCGTTTTGACGAAATGTCATACGCTGTTGCATATGGAATAGACAAGTTTGTTCTTAACAACTTGCTAGAAGACGGAACAGGAACTTACACAACACCAACAGGAGGATTCACAACTGCTGCAAACATTAACGTAATTATGTCTAACCTTATCTCTAAGGTTTCAGGTTACCAAAATGTTTCAAATGGTATGTTCTTGGTTATTGAGAATACAGATATGGTTGGATTCGTTCAGGCTCAGGCTTCAAACGGATTCTCATTCGCTGATATGGCTCTAAGAAATGGCTTTATGTCTTCATACATGGGAGTAGACATCTATGTAGTAAGAAGTGGAACATTCGTAGACGCTACAATCGGTTCTACAACAGTAACTAACTCAGGTCACAGAGTATTCGGAGTAAAGGGAGTAGCTACATATGCTTCACCACGAGGAATACAATATGATGAGAAGCCAGTTACAGGTAAAACAGGTCGTGAAATTTCAGTTGCAGGTCTTGTTGGATTCAAACTTTGGACACAGAACGCAAGTTTGGTCGTTGACATTACACTAGCATAGTATTATCAGCTCTAATTTATGGAGCTGGTGCTGGGGTGGAGAGAAATAATAGGCTAAAAACCTACCACCAACACTCTCTTCCCCGACCCCAGCTCCATATATACAAAATGGCTAAAAAAGAAGAAACAGTAGTTGAGTCAAAATCAGAAGCTAGAATTGCTTTTGAGGCATTGATTGAACAGTATAAGAAGGAAAGCCCTCTAAAATACGAACAGAAGAAAGCTGAACTAGAGGCAAAATTAGCAAAACTTTAATCACTTAAAAGATGGATAAAAAATTATTAACAGTAGGAGTAATTGTTGCAATAGCATTTTCTCTTTTTAGTGCTATGAAACCAGCAAGAGTTGTTGAAAGAACAATACAAGCTGGTGCTGTAGCAAGTCCAGATATTATGTCACCATACTTTTCATTTGGTGGCGTAAAACACTGGGCAGCAAGAACAGACTCACTAACACACGCAACTACAACTGTTTGTGCTATTCAGTCTCCAGCAGCTACATCATCTCTTGCTTGGGCAGGTATTTTGTTCAAAGTTTCTACAACTTCAGCTTCAACTATAACTTTGGCAACATCTTCAACACCTTATGCAACTACAAGTCTATTGACTTCATCAACAATAGCAGCAAACGCACAAGGTTATGTAAACTTTCAGGGTGCTACAGCTAACGTAATGCCACCTAATACTTGGGTGGTAGTAGGTATGGCAGGAAATCCAGGAACATACAGTCCAACAGGAGTTTGTCAGGCAGAGTTTATGGCTCTTGAATAAAGAGTACCAGCTTAATTGCTGGTGTGAGCAAATTGGTGGTTCACATTAGCAATTAAAATAAAATGATACTTTCACAAATACAATCAAAGATTTATTTTTTAACAAAGACTAATTCAACATCTTTGCCCAATGCAACAATGTTGATTCTGATAAATAACGCATATGAAAGAGTAGCCTCGTTGATAATGCAATCTGATTCTAGATGGATATGGGATGATACAAATAATACTGACTTCCCTATTGCAACCACAAACTTAGTTTCAGGTCAAGAAGACTACGAATTAGCTACAACTCACTTACAAATTCACAGAGTAGAAGTATCAGATTCAGCAGGTAATTTTAGAGTAATAAATCAATTTAGTGAGAAAGAAGAAGAACAGTCACTCACTGAACTATCAACACAAACTGGAATACCGACAAGATATAGACAAGTAGGTACAAGTGTTATTCTTGACCCAAAACCTAACTATAACTATTCTAGTGGATTAAAAGTTTATTTCCAAAGAGGACCTACACTATTTACTTCTGGTGATTTATCAACAGGTACAGCCCTACCTGGATTCAATTCACTTTATCATGACTTAATACCACTTTGGGTAGCATATGATTTTGGTCTAGCCAATGCAAAAAAGAATACAAATCAATTAATGGCAGAAATAGATAGAAAAGAAAATGCTATGAAACAAGATTATGCATTAAGATTCAAAGACGACAAGCCAAGATTAAAAGTTAAACAAGAATCAAACAAATAATATGGCAACATTTACAAAATTTAACTCACTAACAGAAGCTCTAGCAGAAAAGGTACATAATCTTGGTTCTGATACTTTAAAAGTAGCTTTGACAAACTCTGCCCCTTCTGCCTCAAACACACAGCTTTCTAACATAACAGAAATATCTTACACATTTCTATCGTCAAGAACACTTACAGTTTCCTCTTCTGCTCAATCATCAGGAACATATAAATTAGTTTTGGCAGATTTAACATTAACAACATCTGGAGGGGCTACTGGTCCTTTCAGATACGTTGTTATTTACAACGATACTGCTACCAACAAAGAGCTAATAGCTTATTACGATTATGGTTCAGCATTAACTCTTAATGACGGAGATAGTATTGTTTTGGATTTTGATAATACGAATGGTTTATTTACTTTAGCATAATATGGCACTAGCATTTGATTCATCTGGTCAGCAATTAAATAGTGGTTCTACCACAAACAGCTTTTCATTTAACAATGTAGCTGGGAATCTTTTAATTGTTGGTTGTGTGGATGACGCTATAAGTACAATATCTGTAACATATAACGGAGTTTCAATGACCTCCGTAGGTAGTACTAATGATGGGTCAAGTTTTGTGAAAGTGCAATTATTTTACTTAATAAGTCCTGCTACAGGTGCTAATACTCTTACAGCCACAAGAACAACTGGAACAGGAGGTTTTGCAGTTCACGCTGTTTCCTATTCAGGTGCAGGAACAGCAAGCCAACCAGATTCATTTAATACTGGTAGCAATTCCTCAACATCTCTTACTGTTAGTACAACTGTAGTAAATCCAAACTCTTGGTTAGTGGGTATATGGACAGCTAACTCTGGAAGTTTATCGGCAGGAACAGGTGCAACAGCTAGAGGAGCAGACTCAGGAGCTTCTGGACAAATAGGTGCTACAAGATTCTTTGATTCAAATGGAACAGTTGGCACAGGTAGCCAGAGTATGACAGTAAATATGACTTCAGGTTCAAATGGAGCTGTGATGATGTCTATTAAAGCTCCAAATCAAGTGACTCTAACTATGGCAAACGGCACACTAGTTCTTACAGGTTTTGCTATGGCGTTTCAGCACATTTTAACAATGGTAAAAGGAACACTAACTCTTACAGGATTCTCTGCAACACTTACTGCGGTAAGAAAATGGGTTATGGCAACAGTAAACACATCATCTTGGAGTAATTCATCACAAAATACTTCAACAATGACAACCCAGAATAAATCGGCAGACCCAACGTGGACTAATCAAAATCAAAACTAATATGACAAAAGTAATTTTAAAGGATTTTTCGGGACAGATAAACACAGACATCTATACACCCAGTACAGTTGATTTTAGATATTCAGAAAACTTTGACCTATCTGCTAGACAAGACGCACTAATGCCATTTAGAGGTATGACAAGTATGACTGCTTCAGGATTTTATCTATCAGATTTTATCTATGGAAACTTTGGAACAGGAATATCTGAGAATGTTCTAGCATATGGAGTACAAAGTGGAGAAACAATAAATGGAAAACCAGAATTATATAAGATTTCAAACACCTTGCCTGGGACTGCTTGGGCTACAGCTTTGACTACTACTGGAACATCTGCGGATAGTAGATATCAATCTGGAACAATTTTTAATAACCTATTTCACTTTCACAGAGGCTTTGTGTACTTAGCTTCTGGGACAGCTTATGTAGAAAAAATAGGTAATCTTGAATCTTCTGGTCAAGGTGCAACTTGGACAACAAGATGGAAAAATATATCTTTTACATCTGTAACACACGGCATAACACATTCAAAAGATGGTTTAATGTATTTTGTATATAATAATGGCACAACATCATCTGCAACATCTACTGTAGTTAGGGTGACAGACGATTCAGCATTTCTTGATAGTGCTTTTGCACTTCCAGTTGGTTGGACCTGTACATCTCTCTGTGAGTATGGGGATTATATAGCATTTGCTTTGAAACCTACAGGTAAAATGGGAGCTTCAAAAGTTGCCATATGGAACAGAGATACATCTACAACAACACTAACTGAGGCAATAGACTGGGGCGAGGGAGAATTAAATGTATTAGATAACATTGACGGACATCTAATTGGAATTTCAGTCGTTTACAATGCTTCGTTTAACCTTTCACCAAGAATTGTAGTCAAAGAGTACTCAGGTGGAACAGTAAATATTGTAGATACAATTTATATTTCTACAGCTTTTGCCCCTGTTCTATCTACAAAGAAGTGGCGACAAAATAATGAACTTTATTTTGGACTGAGAGCTTCACTAAATGGAACACGCCACGCTATGTTTAGAGTTGGTAAAAATAAATCAGGTAGATTTGTTGTTACTGGTGATGTGAATATAAACAACAATGTTTCTATTTCAACACTAGAGGGTTTTGCAAAGATAGGAGACATTTGGTATATCGGATATGACGCTGGTTCTGTAAATAGAAGTCTAACAAGTGGAGCTTCGGCATATGGGGAGTTTAATACTTTGACTAATCCTAATATGCCAATAAGTGACAGACCTTCAAAGAAACAATTAAAGTCTGTCCAACTAGACTATGACGCAATAGAAAGTGGCGAGTCTGTAATACTGCAATTTGGTGTAGATGGAGGAGCTTTTAAAGAGACAATAAACGATTCAACAGTTGGCTCTACATCTTCAACAATGACCATATATAGTGACGGGTCAGAATTTACATCAGGTACAGACTTTGAATTTAACATACGTTCAACAGGAGTAAATGTTAAAAGTTTAACTTATGTTTATGAAGTTTTGGACAGTAATATTGAAATACAATAATGGAAACAGACGTACAAAAACTAAATAATCGTGTAGCAGAACTAGAAAAAACAGTAAAGTTGTTGAATGAACTCTTTTACAAGAACAATTTTTCAGGTGTTTACTATGAGAAAAAAGACATTCAGTTTTCAGGCAGAAAGTTAGGTTTCTATGGGCTAACTGCTATTACACAACCATTGTCAACTGGAGAAACAACAGGAGCTAGTGATACTACATTACAGAACACAACAACATTTACAGGTAATAATGGCAGTACGGCTTATACGGTGCTGGATATAGTTAAACATTTAAAAAATCTAGGCTTATTAAAAAAGTAAAATCGTGTTATAATATATAAATAAAATTTATGATTTCTACAGCAGATTACAACGCATTTAAAACAGCAAATCCTAGTCTTACACCAGACGCTAGAGACTATGCAAATATGGCTGGAACTGGTCCTGATGTTCGTTCGGCTATCCCCGTATCAAGTCTAACTACAAGTGAGAAACCAGTTAATACTCCACCAGTCCCTAATCTACCAACAGCAGAAAATCTTGCTAACTTTTCTATTGCAGACCTAACAGCAACACCAGCACCAACCGCTACAGCAAACCAAAAAACTGCAACAATGGATTATTTGAAAGGCTTGTATGAAAAAACTTTTGGTAAAAGTGCAGACCAACAAGCTATGGAAGCACAAGCTGGTATCCCACAGCGAACAGCAGAACTAACTAAAGCAATAAATGATTTTAGAACAACAACAGCAGAACAAAACCAACTAATACAAGAGCAAGGAGCAATTCCTCTAGCCTTACAGGAGCAAGTGCAAGGTAGAGGTGTTACAACAGGTGGTCTAGCCCCAATACAAGCAGGTGAACTACGAAAAAACGCTATCAAGCAGTATCAAGTAACGTCTAAAGGTCTATTTCAACAGGCTATCGTCGCTAATCTACGAGATGATATTGCAGGAGCACA